GATTTCCCGAACGATGGCACGTCTTCCTTGCTCATCTCGCTTCCTCTCAATCGCTTTCAACATTTGCACCCTGTGCTGACAACGGAACTCGACATCGTCCTTGATCTCTATCCAGCTTGGGAACCACTTTGATTGATCCGACATCTTGCCCAGGCTCTCCAGGACGGCATCCCTGGGATATTCTCTGAGCTTCTCGACATAAGCCTCCAAGATGATATCGATGTCGGCCCCTTCATTCCTATGCGAGGTCAACGCTCTCAGCTTCAGCAGCGCCTTGGCTATCTGATTGTCTTCAGCCGGGATCATCGTTGCAGACAATGCCTTGTGTGCTTCGGCCAGTTCATCGTCACCGACGTGGCTGGTGATGATGTAGCCCTGGAAGTCGAACTCAGTTGATAGTCTCTCTTCGATTGATAAACCGGCTGTAAGCATCAATGATTTCACCACCGCCTTGTCGGTCCTGATTGCGTCTGGCGGTTTTCGTATAGTCAGTTGGTTCATCAAAATACCTCATCTCATTCAGCCACGTGGCTGGGTTGCAAATATAGCCAGGGTCAGGATCGTACCTTTCCAGCCCTTCCATGATGATGTCGTGGGGTGTTCCCTTGAGTGCTTTATCGTAGGCTTTGACGGCCGCACCCTTTCCGACCTTCTTCGGATATGCTTTCCAAAATGCGTCGAAATTGCTTTCCCCTAATAAAGACTCTTGACGGTTCAATGGTGGTTGGGGTGTCTCCTCCGACACTCCCCCCGTGTCTCCTCCGACACTAGTGTCGGTAGCGACACCGGTGTCGGTAGCGACACTACCTAGAGTGACTTTATAGGTCGTTGCGCGACCGGTTTGACCATTGTGAACCCGTGTCAATTCACCCATTTTGACCAGTTGATTTATAGCGTTGATTGTATTTCGCCTATTGACATTCACATAGCTTGCCAGCCTCGTCAGCGACGGCCATGCCACGCCGGCCGTATTGCAATGGTCAGCAATAGCCAGAAGCACCAGCCGTGCCGTTCCCTTGGCCCTGGAGTGCTTCCAGACCCTATTCATCAGCTTAACGCTCATTCATCCTCCAGCTCATCACGCACCTCTCCCAGGCCGCCATAGCAATGCCGACACGGCTCCTCGTAGGGCCCGTTAGGCCCCTCCCGCTCGACGTAGCCATCGCCATGACACTCCGGACAAGTCATGCCGACCACCGCCCAGCTTCATTGCCCATGGCATCCCAGCCATCACGATCGGTGCGGCTGAACATCTCCAGATACGGACCTGGATACAGCGCCTCTATCCGCTCATATATCTCGTCGGGCTTTCGGCTATGCTGCCGGCGCGGTGACATGATGACTTGGTGGACGCCGCCAGACTTGCGCTTTGGCTTGCCCCTGGTTGCCAGTAGACATAGCTCCGCATTTTGGCGTGTGTGATAGCCTAATCCCCAGAAGAGAGAACCGGATTTATGGTTCGTCTTAACCCACGCGAAACCAACCGTCTTGTATGCGAATCCCCAAGCGTTAATAAGCCTGAGAGCGTCACCAAGCATCGAACTAATGCACCACATAAAAAGCACAGAGTCAGTGGCGGCATGATCAGCAACAGGAAGGTCACAAAGATCGACCGGTTCCATAACAGTATAGTGGTTCTTCGCACTGCGCCCCTCCCCCTTCGCGCTCCAAGACTTCCATGACCATGGCGGGTCAGCCAGGATCACTTTGTATTGCATTGGACACTCCATTCCATCTCACTGCGCTTCACGCACACCGGGCAAATGTCCCAGCCGCCGATTGTTTGGACTTCCTCTTCCTGGATATCCAAAATCTTTAGCTCATACAGATCGTAAATCGTCCGTGTGACCGTAGTGTCGATTAGTCGCTCCTCCCGCCAGATCATCCCTGCATCTCCGCATCGGGCGCAGTTAAAGGCGCTATCATCATCAAGACGCCGTTCTGGACGTTCTCCCGGTCCCACTTCATGTGAAGGTCGTGTATCCAATGGTCGTCCTCTAGCAGTCCGATTTGCACCGCTGTGTCACAAAGACACTTCGACAAGTTGTCCAAGTCGCGCCGGCGCCGATCCGGAGGACACGCCAGGATTTCCATCTTTACAGGTGTATCCAGAGGCGGCTCCGGATACATATGCAAAGCCGCGCACTCGTTGAGGTACGCGACATATATGGACGTTCGATAAACGCCACGTTTGGTGTAGCGCCATAGTCTGTTCGTACTTGGCGGATACGGAAGCAGAACGGTTCTTTCTGTCATGCGACACTGCCGGCGCTCCGTACAAGCTTGCGGAACTCATCCAGCCGCCGCTCGTTTGACTCCGCCCTGGCTTCCAAACCCAAGGCACAAAGGTCGGCAATCAGTTGCGTCATCGACCGACGTTCCAGGGCCGCTTGTGATTTGAGCCTAGCAATTAGATCCGCCGGCATACGCAAAGTTGTCTGGTGATATTCAGTGTCCATGGGGATTCCTATGTCAAAAAGAATCGTTTAGCGTATTGACACTATCAGCAAATGGCATTACTTGTAAGGTGAATGGACAGAGAAACCTTTCAGAAAGTAGAGAGAAAATGCAGAAACAAAGAACATTCACCGTTGATGGCGAAAAGATCACGATTAAAAGCCGCCCTTCTCATTATTGCGGAAACTACAATGGTTGGATTGTCACCATTAATGGCGAGAAGTTCAAAATACCCGCTCTAATGCAGCGCGAGGAAGCCGTAGAAAAAGCCTATGTCAAATGGGTCATGGCGAAGTAATACCCCCCCCATCGCGAAGCATCGCCCCTAGCCCCGGTCTGAAAAGATGGCGGGGCCTTCGGGGTGAGAGCAACAAGGAGAGAGAAAATGGCTAACAAAATACGCCCCATCGTAAAGGCCGCTTTTAAAGTCGATGAGCTTGTCCACCAGTTTGAAGAAATCGACGTTCCTGACGGTTACCTAGTCACGGCGTCAATTAGAGAGGTCAATGACAAATACGATGACTCTTATTTAGTGGGCGAGGCAAAGAACCGCCTTTCGTTAGTTCAAGATCAACTAGACTCCATCTCGAAAGAAGGTTGGCCCGAAGATTGGAAAATCTATAACCGTGATAAGCGTCAGCTTACCTCGTTCATTACTAAGTGGGGATGATGCCTGACCTATCGCGCAGCAGCGCCCCACTGCCCCGGCTTGAAAAAGTGGCGGGGCTTCAGCGGTGCAAACTCTAGGAGGAGAGAGATGAAAATTAAAATAGAGTTCACCGTCGATGTTGACCCAGATGCCTGGGAATTAAATTACGGAACGAACCGCAATGAAGTTAGAGATGACGTTAAGGGCTACATCAGAAACATCGCATTAAGCCAGCTTGATTTTGTTGGCGTTCTAACCGGAGGGGACATCAATGATTGCGGCTAGAAACAACGCCAAGGTCTGTGTCCTGTATCTTCGTGTGTCCACGGGGAAACAGGGTGTTGATGGCCTTGGCACAAAAGCCCAGGAGGATATGGCTCGTACCAAGGCCGCCGAACTGGGCCTTGAGGTCATAGGCGTCTTCAAGGAGGTCGAGAGCGGACGCAAAAATAAGCGTCCGGAGTTCGTCAAGATGATGAACATGGCAATTGACACTGGTGCCGTTGTCATCGTCGCTGCCATGAGCCGCTTGACCCGTAACTTTAATTTCATGTCACACATTGCCGACCTGTCCGAAAGGCATGGCATCGGCATCGTGGCCTGTGACGTGCCCCAATTGTCAGATCCAGCCCAGACCAAGTTCATCTGGCGCATCATGGCGGCCGTTGCGGAACTGGAGGTCGAGCAAACGCGAGAGCGTACCAAGCGCGGACTTAAAAAGGCACAGGACGACATCAGGGAACAGGGCTTTTACATGACCAATGAAAAGAAGGTCGGCACGGAGGTCATCCCGTCGCGCAAGATCACCAGCCTGGGGAACCCAAACATCGACAAGGTCTACAAGAAGGGTGGCGCGGCTATGAAGCGTAACGCCAGAGAGTTCGCCAAACGCACCTATCCGATCATCCAGGAAATCGAGGCGGCCGGTATTACTTCATTGCGCGGTATTGCCAAGGCGCTTAATGCCCGTGGCGTTCTCACCTTCCAGGCCGATTCGGATGCCAGCGATATTGATGGCGTCAAACGGGCCAAATCGGATCGCAAACCGACGCAATGGGGTCCGGAAACCGTAAAAAGAGTTATCGCCCAGGCGAAAAACAAAAAGTAATCCACAGGCAAAATGGTTTTTTACCACAACTAAAGTGGTTTTTTACCACTTTTTTAGGAGCAAAAAATGTTTAAATTTGAGGCAATCCCAGAATCCAAACATCCGCGAACACGCGAATTTTCTGATGCCATGCGCCAAGGTGCAGTGCTGCATTTCACAAAATTCATCAACAGTTTTCAAAAACGAATTGGCAGCTCGAAAAGATACCCGGCGCTCAATTTTTTCAGAAAAAGTTTATCACGTCGCGGGTTGCTCTATTCCATCATGGCCGCGCATTGGACGGGCGAAGAACTCAACGTCTCTGCGGAGTGTAGCTCCAAAGCCATTGATTATTCAAACGCTCAAAAGACGATTCGTGAGGCGCAAGCGGCGGGTTTTCTCGATGAAGAAATGCGGCCAACGAAGCAACTCGAAGACGAATTTCATGCGGGCGTTATGGCTGTCCTCACGGACATCAATTTGCTGCATCTTGCACGATCGATAGTCGGGTCGAACATGCTGGCGCGCATGACAGAACAACTCGCAGAAGCGGATAGAAAAAGTGGTAAAAAACCATAGTTGAACATGGGAATTTACCATTTTTGTTTCACTTCCTATTCGACTTAGGATTATGGATGTCATGCCAATTAAAAAAGATAGCCGTGAGAAGAATATCAAGGTCGATGGCGGCCGCACCTATCTGCGCCCGACTGAAAGCCAGAAGCGTGAGGGCAAGCGTTCTATCCGCATACATGCGGAGGCCGGCACCCAAGCTTATTATGATGAGATCGAAGATGCGCGGCTCATCATGGGTGCGTCGAGCCAACGCCTTCCAGGACACGATCTGGGGTGGTTGCTGATGTCTTACATGAGATCACCGGAGTATCGCAGCTTGGGCGAAAGCACCCGCAAGGTTCGCGCTTCTATTCTGAGCCACTGCGCTGACCATTTAGGCCGCACCCGGTCATTCAACTCCGTCGTCACGGGCGAGGTTCGCGCCCTCCGTGATAGCATGGCCGATCGCCCGGAGGCAGCCAACGCCAGGGTCAAAGCATTGCGCCAGGTCTACAAGTGGGCAGTCAGTTGTGATCTATCTGAAATCAACCCAGCCGCCAACGTGCCTTATTTGCCGTCAAACAATCCGCATGGTTTTCATACTTGGACAGAAGCGGAGATTGAACTATACGAATCGGTGCATGAAATCGGCACCGTGCCACGGCTGGCTATTGACATCCTCCAGTTCACCGGAGTGCGTCGATCAGATGCCGTCCTCCTGGGGCCGCCGCATGAGCGGCACGGGATGCTGGAATTTACCGAACAGAAAAATCGGGAGCGGCAACCTAAAGAGAGGATTATCCCGATACTGCCAGAGCTACGTCGCAGCATCGATGCCACGCCGACCGGGAAATTTACTTACCTAGTCACACAATTCAAACGCCCGTTCTCGCGCTGGGGTTTCGGCAACTGGTTCAAGAAGCGGTGCCGCGAAGCCGGCCTTGAGCATTGCAGTGCCCACGGGATACGCAAAGCGGCCGCCGTCAAGGCAGCCATGGGCGGAGCCACCACCAGTCAACTAATGGCTATCTTCGGATGGGACTCTAGCAAGATGGCTGAACACTATACCAGAGCCGCCGAACGCAATCGGCTGGCAAGAGAGTCAATGCACTTGTTAAGAAAATAGAATCGATTATAGAAAATATATAGAACATGAATTTGTCTTACGACAATAAACCCTGCGACCTAAGTCTTGGATTTCAGCCACTTCCAGAGAGGAGTGGTGCCCAGGGGCGGAGTGAATCAAGTCAATTGATTCAACTACTTACGCCGAAAATCAAGACAAAACAAGACAAGGTCGCTCTAACACAGGAGAAAGACCTTGAGAAAACGACTAACACTCTTAGCTGAGTTCCTCACCGTCATTGCCATGTTTGGGTGCTTCTGGGTAGCCCTGGTGATTGGCGGTGCCCAATGAAATATTCAGTGACAGGCAAGGAGAGCGGAGCCTCCGACCTTCCGTTCATCTTGCAAGTGCAAGGGGAATACCTATGCCCCTACGGCATCACGCCGAACGACACGCTTGCCAAGCATCGTGCCGCCCTGGCTCTAGCCCCAATGGAAGGCATTAGCGGTGAAACAGAAGAAGCCACAGGCTACATGAAGGCCGGCAACTATTTTGAAGATGGCGCACGGCAATGGTTCATGGACGAGTTTGGTGCAAAGCTTACGCATCCAAAAAAAGGTTATCGCAATAAATATTGCAACCTCGTTGCATCACTTGATGGTCTGTTTGCCGACGACTGGACTTTCGAGGGAACTGTGATCCCTGCCGGTTCTGTCTGGGAGTGTAAGATCCCGACACGTCCCAGCAAACCGACTGATAGCCTGGAGCGCGTGATCCAGGTGCAAGCGCAGATGGATTGCTGTGACGCTGAATATGCGGTCATCGCTGAACTGGCGCGAATGGACTGCACATGGCGAGTCGCGATTGTTGAACGCCATGAACAGACTATCCAGGCTAGCCATGAGGCGGTTGATTTGTTCTGGCATCATATGAAGTATGACACGGATTATGAACCGGTCACCTCGTCGGAGGCGTCACGCCTCATTGGTGGCAATCGTCAACCCGAACCACATGATATGACCGACGGTCCAACGAACGGTCTGGATGCGCATCAGTATCAAGACCTGATCGATGCGACCGACAAATATATCAGTGCCCAACGTGCCAATAAGGCATCGAAGGCAGCCATGGAAAGTGCCGGTCTTAATATCAAGGCTATCATGGGTGGCATGGAAAAGATCAAGCTACCCGACGGCATTACGGTCGGGCATGTGACGACTGAATATAAATCGCAACCGGAAAAGGTTACGCCGGCCAAGCCAGCGCGTACCGGCCGACGCCTCAGTGTAAAGGAGGCAGCCAATGGGTGACCTGTTTGATTTTGCCAGTGGCAACGCGCTCAAGACTGAGGGCATGGAAGCGGCTGCCATGCACCAGGCGGAACTCCTCCAGGTCGCGAGGGATGCGGCTGAATGGGTGGCAACCTATGGCAACGGCTATGGCACTTGCACATCTGATGACGTTGCCATGCGGATGCAGATGCTGGGTCACAAATACGGTGATCTAGGCAATGCCGCTGGCTCCATCTTCGCCGGCAAGCGTTGGAAGTTCACTGGTGACCGTGTCAAGTCGCGCCGGCCATCGGCCCACGCAAGAGAAATCAAAGTATGGAGATTAGAACAATGAACCAAGTTGCAATTCAAGACCCTGCCAAAATTTTGGAGGGCGTCATGATTCGTGGTGATCTTGCACAACTGAATGAACAAGAACGGGTCACCTATTATAAGACTGTTTGCGAATCGCTCAGTCTTAATCCTATGACCAAGCCTTTTGACTACATCAAGTTGAGCGGCAAGCTGACGCTCTATGCCAAGCGTGATTGCGCTGATCAGCTTCGGGCCCTGCATGGGGTCAGCATTAAGGTGATCTCCAAAGAAGAGATTGACGGGGTCTACATCGTCAGCGTAGCGGCTCAGAATAAATACGGCCGTCACGATGAGGACACTGGTGCGGTTTCGATTGCTGGGCTGAAAGGTGAGGCCCGTGCCAATGCTATTCTCAAGGCAATCACCAAGGCCAAGCGACGGGTGACGCTGTCGATATGTGGTTTAGGATGGATTGACGAGGTCGAGGCAGATGACATCCCTGGAAAGAGCGTTAAGCATACTTTGGACGAACTTTTTCCAGACGATCTCAAAAACGGTGCCCCAGAATTGCCCCAGATTGACAACTCGCCACCTTCTGGACCCGACCTACCCGACGAGGAGGATGTGCCTGTAGAGCCCTTAAAACTGGCGTATGACGATTCGCATCAATTCTATAAAGATTACCTAGATGAATTGGATAAAATCTACAAGGATGAGGGTATTAGTTCACGCGACCGGATGACAGCCATGAAAAAATTCATGGAGGCTAACATGGAGGGTCTTAACTCCATCCCTGAGACTGGCAAAAACAAGTTGGAACTCAAGCGTAAAGGGTACAACAAAATTTTAGGGGCCAAGAAATGAACGCGCCAACCAAGCTGGGCCTGACGCCCAAGCAGCAACATATGAAGACGCTGATTAAGACGTTCACCGACGAAAACGGTCACGCGCCTTCCTATGAAGAACTGATGACGTTGTCGAACTTGCGGTCAACCAGTGCCGTGCATCGCATCATCCATCACTTGGTGGCGAGAGGCCACTTGCAACTGCTTCCAGGTCAACCAAGATCGTTAACACTGATCGACTGAAACTATGGGGCTGGTGCTAACGTGCCAGCCCAGTTTCGATAAAGTTCTTTGTGTCCACGATGCCCTGACCGGAGAACACCATGCACCGACTATGCACTGGCTTAGTCCGGTGCAATATCAAAGTCCATCTATCGCCCTTACCATCGGTCCACAATTCCATCATTGCAGATTCGTCCTTGGTCACACCCAGCATTTTCGGCGTTTCTTTGTGGACATTGACCAACGTCCTTTCCGCCGACTTGGCATCTATGCATAGCAAGCTCATATGCATCACGCCGACCGGCTCAGGTTCAGCCACGGCACTGCATCCAGAAAGCAACATCCCCATCAGCGTGACCGTGGCCGCTCTCATTTCTTTGGCCTCATGGCACGGTCACCGAACCACCACAAGACAGCAGTCGATGCCATGTAAATTACCGATTGAATTATGATCTCTTGCTGCGCCAGGTCATCACTGGTCGAGTAGATATACCAAACAATTGCCACCAACATGACGGTCAATAAAGGCCGCATCAGTCTGAGGCAAGCCGCCACCCAGGGGTAGGGAACCTCGACGCCGGTCATCATGGAATACGATGCGACACGGGCCGCGCCGGCAGATTGTTCCGCAACAATGGCGCGTTCGTTTTCCAATTCGTCGGCTCTCAATTCCGCTTGCAGCCGGTGCATCTCCATAGTGCGTGTGTGTTCGCCGGCCGCCTTCTTCTCTTCGACATACATATCAACGAAATTAAATGCCTTGCCCAGAACGGACCCTAGTATGCCGGTGGCTCCGCCGGTCAAAACTGAAAAGATCATGTCCATCATTTTACTACCACCTCCGACTCCGCCCCATATCAATGTGAATAAACGTCTGATATCTCATGCCGAAACCCTTGAATCCAACGTCCTGCGCTACCTTGCGGATAGTTTCTTTGTCACGCCCCTGCAACCTGACATCGAAGGCGTGACCTTCGAGGTGGCTGGATCGCGGAGCGCCGCCAATACGGGCATTGTGATATGGCGAACGGTATGCGGAAGATAGATTGATAGAATGACCAAGACGGGAGCGAAGAGCATCCAGAGCGGCCAGGGCAGTTTCGTTGATGAGGATCTTGCCCGTGCCCCGACACGCAACCTCGTCAGGTTTAAAATAGAGATAAGGCCAACCGTTCAATGGAATCTCGTTGTAGTGATCGAACAGCATTAGTATCCGAACCAATCCACTGGCATCCGCCAGCGACACGCGCCTAGTAAAATGGTGATAGCCAACAGTGTAATTGTCTGTCGCATGGCTTACTCCAGCTTTGGATGTTTAGAATTGTGGATGTGCATTAAGTGTTCAGTCATCTGACGAAGCACTTTAAGCTCTGCTTGCATGGTTGCTATTTCCCGATTTCGTCGCTCCAAAGCGGACACGCTATTGATGTCTTTTAAAACATCGATCTGGCTGGAAAATACGGCGCGTTGTGATTCGGCATCGTCGAGCCGCGCATCGAAATTGCTTTTGAACTTGTCAAAATTTTTGTGAAAAATTTCGAGGTCTTCCATTACCCTTTGGAGGTTCGACTTAACAACAGCGTAGCCGCCGGCAATAGTAGCCAACAGCATTACTCCCTGGATCGCGTGTGATGCTGTAAGTTCCATATTATTTGATCGCCCCGCCTTGGGTTGCGGCATACCAGAGCCAGTAGCCAATCAGGGCCGCACAAAAAAGAACACCGACCCCTTTGCCGCACTCCAAAAGAATTTTTCTATTACGCTCCTGGCGTTCCAGTTCACGTTCGCGGGCAGCTTCAGCGCGTTTCTTTTTTTCTGCAATCGCTATCCTTTGGCGTTCAAGGATGGCGTTCCAAGTGCCTTCGCCAAAACGGGCTTCCAGGGCTTTGCGTAGAGAGTTAAGAGCCTCTTCATGCTCCTCGTGGGCCACCTGTTCGCGCATAGCACCCGCCAAAGTAGTCGGGTCGTCAACAGATCCGTCTTGTTCTCCGAGTCGGCTTTCGACCACCTTCTCATTATGGCTTCGCTCGACGGCCTTTTTATTTTTCTTAACCTCGCTATTCGCGCCAAAGATTGCATCCAGGTGCCCGCCGATTGCCGACAGATCATCCGCTGTTTCGAGGGCGCTCTTGCAAGCAGCAATAGCAGTCTTCGCGGTTGCATACGAAGCGGCGAGAGTTACAGGATCGATGGCGCACCTACCTTACGCCCAGCGCAGCACAACGCCACTAACGCGAATTTCTTTAGTGTTGTGAGTCGTCACTTTGTATTTCATCGCGGTGCCACTGGGCTGACCGCTGATATCGACCGAGCCCTCATAATTGATGAAATTTGAGTTCTCAGCCCCTGCCGCAAGCGTTACCTCGGTAAAATTGCTCCCCGAATCACGCGAGATGAAAGCCTTGATGTCGGTATTTGCACTCACCGAATCGACGGGGTCGGCCTGTACCGTGATGAATCCAGTGCTTGGCGCTGACGATGCGGTCAAAGCATTGCTAATTAACGTCATGTTTTGCGTGGTGTTTGTTTCATACATATCGAGTTCGATGATGTTGCCGTTGGCAGCGCCAGATGAGGTGTTCTTGGATTTTACGGTAATCTTGTAATACCGATATGCGGTAGTGTTTGACCAAGTGTAGTCCTTGGTCGCGTTGCCGGTAGCTCCAGTACTCTCATCAATTAATGACGTGAAGTCAGAGTTATTGTTGGACCCTTCGACCTTTACGCCCAGGATATAATTAGCGATGTCCGAATGGTTCATCCAATGGATGGACATTTTGGTTGCCGTCTTTGTCACGCCACTGCCAACATCAACGGTGAAAAAGACTGAACTGTTGGGCAGTGGCACCTGCAAACCAGCTTCAGTGCCGGTGTCGTTGTCGGCAAGGTTCCCAAGGTTGGTAACAGCGCCCGAACCAGCGGTGTACGTCAGGCCGCTGGTGATGAAACTGTCCGTGTATCCCGTACCCGGATTGTGATAATAGTCAGAACTAGCATCATACGTTGCGTTGGTTTTTGTGGCTAATGTATCGCTGTCAAACGGGTCAGCGGCACCATTGTTGAAGTTGAGCGCAGCACCTTTGACATCACTTACCTCAAGCGCCAGCGCCCTTATATCTTTGTCGGCTGGAACGCCGCTTGTCTTAGCAGAAGTGACAGCCGCCGCCGCAATCTTTGATGTCGTGATAGCCAGGTCATCGATGTGGGAGCTACCGACCAATCCACGGGCTGGGGATGATCCTAAATATGGCATATCAATTACTCCGGTTTACTAGGCCAAGGATCAGATACGCCGTCCTTACCTTGTTCAAATTGATCCCATTGGTTCTGAAAAGCCACAGGGTCCGACGTGTTTGCCGGTAGGTCACGCAACGCAACGCGATACGCTTTCATCTCATCGGTAAGCGTCATATCGTTTAAGCTGAAATAGTCTGTTGCGGCCAAACGGTTATTGCGTTCTCGCCTAATAACTACCCAAGCATGATCTGGCGCGTTTTTTTCTAGCGCGTCATTATGTTCCTTGTCGCGGGCAACGAAGGCTGCAATTTCTTCATCAGTAAGATTAATCGTTTCTGCCGTTTGCGTAGCACAATTAACAACGACTCGATTTTTATAATTTACCGCCATTATTCCCTCCTTAAATACTGTATCCAATTAAGCGGTATTTCAGCTTGTCGAAATTCCCAGTAGCCGGGATAACTTTCATTGCGTCGATGTCGTTACCGGCACTGAGATTACATTTAAACCCGGTAAGTCCGATTGCTGGAGCGTACCCTGCTGGCTCCCAGCTACATATGGCATGACCATAGGGAATGTGAGCGCCGTCTTTGTTACGGTCAAAGGTAATGGTCATCATAGCGCTGCCAGTGCTGTTGTTGGACATCGGGTCTTGTTCACTACTGGTACGTGCGGCGGCTCCAACCAACGAAAGCTCTACATTATTGTTGCCGCCTTGGGTATAAAGTTGGCCGATTCCGTAATCGCTGGTGTTATCGGCTCCATATCGAGCGCCTTGTGCCGAAGTGCCTCCTCCCTTGGCATACATTTGAACAAAATAATTGTCGTATTGAGCGGACAGATAACTACTTCCATTATCTGCGCTGAAGTGTAGCTCTATTGCCGTGGTTGAGGCAGTTTCTACGCACCAGAGGTCCAGAACATGGATATCATGGGTCATACTTGTAAATTCAACATCGGAAGCGTTTGTTGCCGTGCCTGACGTAATAACGGAATACGCGCCCCCGGCGGCCTGAAACGTCGGTGCCGCCCCTGCGCCATTACTGGTTAAAACATGCGTTGCAGTACCGACAGCAACCGTTGCTGGGTTACCAGAAGCATCCCATGTGATTAACTCGCCGTCGGTTCCCGCTTTTAATTCAGCGAGGCCAACGGCGTCGTTCGCCATCTTCGCTTCGGTAACGATGTCATCGCCCAAGTCACCCGTCGTTAGTGCGACTTCAGCGGGTTGATTTCCAAAATAGCCCATCAGGTTTGCTCCATGACTGATAGAGCGGCATCGACGCTAGACGCCACAGAACAACCGATTGTCATTACATCCGTTGCCTCAAGCACCAGTTTCTGGCCTTCAAATAGTTCAAGCGTGGTGTCGGCTGGGATTGTCACCTCATTCAACAGCGTAACGCTTTGATTAGCCGCATTGTTTGCGCCGGTGCGGTTGGCCGTGTCACTCGTAATTTTGACCGTGACTGTCCTTGCAGCATTGATTTTATTAGCGAGCGCAAGGCCAAGGACGATGCCTGTGGTCGAACTGGCTACCGTATAGATTGTGGAATATGTGCCACTATCGACTGCCACGTCGGCAATCGTGAAAAGTTTAAACGTGTTTGCCATGTGGTTTCTCCTAACCTAGAGCTATTGCTAAGGCAGTGGCGTCTGCCGTTGAAACTTCGCCATCACTGCCAGCCGCGCCGGTTGCCCCGGTTGCCCCGGCAGGGATTCCAAACGTAAACGCCAGGGCACCGGATGATGCTGTGAAGCTAACGCTCACTGTCGGACTAGCCCCGGCGCTCAATCCGCTAGCTGTTGCGCTGGTGCTGACAACCCTGCCGTCTGTGGTTTCTAAGGCGGTGCCATTCGAGTCGAACGCAATCAGCTTGCTGGCGTTATTGCTGACCGTTGCATCGTATGGGAAGATCAGCGGTCCAGATGTGCCGGTGCCTGATGTCGTCCGCTTGGTCGTAGATGCTAACTGAATGTTGCGGGACAATTCTGTTTCGATTTGTTGATCGTTAATCGTGAGCCGATCCAGCGCGTCATTAATCGATGCCGCCGTAAAATCGCCGCCCGTCGAATAGTCGGTCGTCCTGGCAATAGCTTGATCTGATTCGATAGTCACCAGTGTATCGGAGGCCGGCTCGTTGCCGCTGGTGAATGTCACCGATCCTGTGCCGTCGCTATTGTACGCCGTGGTGTAATGCGTAGTGACGGTTTTCAAAGTGGCATCGACGCTGACCTTGATGTCAGTCGCTGCCAGAACCTTGAACGAAAATGCATAAGGCCCCGCCGATCCGGTCGAGGTGTACTGCACTTTCCGGTGGACTGCTTCTACTGTTATCGCCATGTCGGACCTCTATATGGGTTATATACCCTTTTGACGTAAGTGTTAAAAAAAATCATTGCTTCAGCCGCTTGCCGGTTTCGGTCATATAATCGTCCAACGCTTGTTTCTTTTCGCCCAAACCGAAATCCTCGTCCTCGAACATCTCATCCAGAACGTCTGTCTTACGTTTGGTCAATATCGATTTGAGTTGTTCCAGCTTGCCACCCTCACCACCAATCGGTGCCTCTTGATAGATAGATGTTTCGATCTGTTCTTCCATCTCTTCCAGCATGGTAGTGCCGCCGTGATCATTGATGCGAAGGATCATTTCGTTGTACTGATCCGACGTGAGCTTCACGCCACGTTGCGTCCGTGACGGCATCTTTAGCCCTAAACCCAGCTTGACTATTTCCTGATCAACAACATTCCCTTTCGTCGTCTGCACCCGAACCGGTGAGATAAAACACCATGCGCCGTTCGGGCATTGCTGCATGGGTTCGCCGTATAGGTTTAACTTGGGCGGCACGTCTTTGGAAAAAAACGGGTTGCGTGACTTGGCCCGGTTCAACGCCTCGTAAAAACCTTTAGCCGTATTACTGGTCTGCAAGGCGTTCTGTGTGTCCATCGTGGATGGCTTTACGTCACTGGCTAATGGGTTCAACGTCCTCTCAACTGTAGCCGTGAGAGATCCGGTAGGTGCCAGGGGTATTGACGTGATCGCTGCGCCGGTCGCTTGCTTGACTAGCAACTGATAGGCCCGATCGAACTTCTTCTCAAACCCTTCATATTCTGACCCGGCCAATTCGGTAATGCTGAATATGCCCTGGAGCATTGGCAATTCAGACATCACGTTATACATGCCCATGCCGGCACTCATAAACAGATCTTCAATTTCACTGTCAGACTCTGAATATTGCGAGTAATGCGCGTAGTCGGCAGCCATGGCGAAAATACCAGCGACCGGAGCCAGCCGCCCATAGTCATAATTTTTCCAGGTGCCATCGGATTGCCTAATGCAAAACGCATAAGGTTGCCACCCGTTACGCTTCCACGCCGCCGCCGCATTTTTGTCCTGTGGCGCGGCACCGGTGATCATAAATCCATCGACCATTTGACCGGTTGCCATTGATGACACGGTGGCGAAAACGCCAGTGCCAAAGATCATGCGTCCCATGGCAGCGTCGGCAGCCGCACCGCCCTTTCGCATTTCTGTGTAAAATCCACTGCCAGGAATCAAACCCAACGGCGTCCGTTGCATCGTTTCTTTTACAATGTTGGTCGGCGTTTTAAAGAACGGCACCCATATTTTCATAATTGGATGCGAAAACATTTTATTGAAATAAGACCCAACCACACCCAAATCGCCCTGGAAGGTTGTCCGCACTGCAAAGTCTTCAGCGTTCTTTACAACTTGCGCGTCCTGGCCGGCCAGTATCCTTGCCCCGTTCTTAACAACTTCGGCTGGGTCCATGCCTTCCTCAATTTGACGGGTCATTACGCGCCGTGCCTGGGACCGTAGTTCCATATGGAACGTCACGCCTTTGGCGAACTCGTCTTCCGCCAACAACATCCGTGAACCCATAAAGCGAGTAAGGACGCCTGTGGTATCCAGGAACCGGCCCAGGGCACTCTTAGGATCGACGTTCCAATATTCGGCGCTGATCGCACGATCTACTCGCCCATCAACCTTGGTAGCGCTAGGACCGCCGAACGTACCTTCCTCATGGCGCAGGGCGCGATAGGCGGCACGGAGGCCGGCCGGCACACCATCCGATAGGCTTTGCAGTTGCTCCCAGGCTTCCCCCATATAGACCCGGTCCTTGCCGCCCAGTCCTCTGAAGACATTCGTTCGCACCGCGCCAACCATGCCGGCAACAAATCTTTCCGGAACTTGAATGGCCCCGAATATTGTGTTGCCCAGGATGTTCACCGCATGGGTCACGGGTGAACTAAGCAGACTGCTCATAAATGCTTCGGCCCAGGAGTTCATGCCCTTGGTTGCCAGAACCCGTAGGAACTGCATTTTACCCGCCGGCTCTGGCACGGCGTTATAGGCCGCACGGATATTGCCGACGGTTTCCTCTGTAATGCCATACGCCCGAATAATGTCGGGCAGCTTCTTGATTGATGCATCTGTTATATGCAGCTTGCCGGCGTGAGATAGAACCGCACCAGTTCTGCCGAACTCCGCTATGGCTCCGGAGGTTTGCACCTCAATGCTGGCAGCGAACGGAAGCATCCGCAACACGTCCTCGTCTGTGCCTTCGCGCATGACACGGTCCATCTCCGTTGCCATGGCGCTTCGCACCCACAAAGCCCGATACATCTGTTCTGAGTTAAATGCGTCACCGACCTGGCGGCCCATCAACTCCAGCATCGCCTCATGCATACCCATCGATTTGGCCGACAACGCTATTTGATCCAGTGACCTTTCGCCACGGGTGGCCGCCGCAATCTGTTCATCAAACACACGATGCATATTATTGATAAAATCAACGGCACCGTCTTCCGTGTTCATTACATTGACCACCGTGCCATCAGGCATCGTCCTGGTCATGTTGGGCAGTTTGACATCGAAGTCTTCGGGCAGATGCATCAAGTCACGGAGTCTCTGCGCCGTTGCTTCGGGCACACGCTGAAGAACGATTTCGCCCTCGACCACTTCGCTAATCGGTGGCGGTTTAGGCGTGACCGGTTCCTGTGTCGTGTCAACAATATCGTCAGCGGCCTTACGCGCTGTCTTCACAAGGGCACCGATACCTTTGCCCAATCCAGCGACCTCGACCTCGTCCGGTGCCGGTTGTGGTACTGGTGCCACGTCCTCGACCGGCAGGGCACCAGCATCCATGACCGGCTCCAGTGCCAGTTCCGGTTGCGGGTCTTCCACAAGTAAATTGGGATCAGTTGCCATCTATGGACTCCCCGTCATAGGCAAAGAACGGCCTTGCGGTTCCGTGAGGAACCGTTGAACCGCTGGGGTACTTTTTACTGCTTTTGGTTTGTCCGTGCCTTCAAGCCGTGGGCCAAATTTCTCAGCCCATTTGCGCTGACCTTCCGCTAGGGAGCCGCCGAGGTCTTGGGCTTGTTCGACGCCCTTGTCGTAATCACTAGCTCGTCGTTGCCCAAGAGTCCTAATTCTCTCAATCTGCTTTCGCCTAGAACTGGCAATCTCTTGAATTGCCCCATCGTCGCCGTCGTAGAATCGGCCGGCGGCATCTGCGTCAAGTCCTGATCTGGCAGTGATTTTTCTGACGGCATCTTCTTTGATCCCCTGTTTCCAGGCGTTGATAGTATCGTCGGCACCAGACAGTGTTTCGTAACTGAACGGCGTAACATCACGATACATTACGCTTGATTTCTTTGCAAGGTCACCAAGGCTATTGAAGACTGCGTCCTCAACCGCTTCTGCAACGGGGCCAACCCCATTTTCATAGTCAGGGTGAATGTCGAGAACGTAGCCGTTTGGCACTCGTCTGACAGAAATCTCGTTCACTTCTGGCAGAGCATCCGCAAACTTGAGCCAATTATCTCCAGATAAATCATCAGTCGTTTCAACAAAAACTGAATAGGTGCGGATTGACCCTTCTGCCGGTGCAGAGTCGGGCAGGGCAGTTGTAAATCTAGTTGCCGGTACGCCTTCCTGTTTCCACGCCTTCGCCATCCCAGCCATAACGACATTGATCTCGTCATTGCTTAGACCTTGCAGCGGCACCCTAATATTTGGTGACATCTCTCCTTTATAGGTTCCAGCAACATCGAACGGACGATCAGAAGTTGGCACTTCGATCCGTGAAGGCTTTACCTTTTTACCAACAACGGCGGAAATCAATGGAGTAAATGGAGAGGTTGCTCCCCGCGAAGCTTTATAGAGGGCACCTGTAACCATCTTATTAAATGCAGTGACGGCAACATCATCACCTTGGTCCACCGCCATTTGTAACAAGTCGGAAGCCCGTGCCCCAGCCATTGTCTGCACAGTGTTAATCTCAATAGTAGCGATAGGCGCTTCTCTGAATGGTGGTGTCGTCGGGGAAAGAATGTCTGTTACCCTTGGGTCCATCAAAACATCCCTGGTAATTATTCCCCCAGGGACATCGACGCCGCCCTCTTCTAGTAACTGTAAAACACTTTTGCGGTCTAAAGACGCACTTGGATCTATTTTCGTAAGCGCATCCAGATAGTCATCATTGAAAGGGTTCCCTGATAGGGTCCGCTCTTGTATCCATCCCAACGCTTGCAATTGCCAAGTCTCATAGGGCTCCGCACCTGGAGGTAATTTTGCGTTCAAGTCATCACGCAATTTTGTATAGAACCGGCTTAGAACCTCGTACAATTCTGGGTTGCTGGAAATATCATCCCCGCTAACTCCAAATGAGGATGCCACCTGTCGATCATTAGTTGACAATGGTGCAACATCAGTAAGGCCGTCTATGAATTGCATAGTGCCGCCAAACGATCCTGTCTTTAGGCCCTCAAGGTCACCTGTTTCAAGCGCATCTCTAACAGCGCGAGGGATGACCAGATCGCTATCAATGGGTGCGCCTCTTAAATATGCGGAAAATGCAGCAACTGTTCTCTGCATATTCTGGAAAGGATTCGCCACCGGGGATGTTGCAGCGACGACAGATATAAATTTCTTTAGCTCTTCTGGAGATAAATCAGGCAACAAATCCTTAAAAGACTCTGTCGATACTTCATACCAATATCTACCCCTGGCAGATAACCGCAAAGCATCATCCCAAAACTTCAATTGCCTAGGTGACATTCTCAGCCGATCGACTGTTTTCCCCGCTACGGAACCACTCTCTGAAACACTCTCCGCCCACAGGCGGTCCAGGTCATCTTGTGTTCCGGTAAAGCCTTGCCCTGGAGCGTCTAAATCAAGATCAGAAAACCGACCACCTGATACCGGTCGCATTTTTTCACCGGGCACATAATCTTTAGCGACCCGCATGTCTTGCGGTATCCTCTGATGAAGGTCGGCCAGGGTTCGACGTTTTACATTATCGACCTGTCCAACTTCTGCGAGTTTATTAAGTCCCTCATCAACATTGGTCCTTAACTTGGATGCCATCCTACCGGCACCGGCAATCATCGCATCACCAGCCGCGCCAACAGGATTGGCGGACAAGGTCGTTCCTGACATCATACTGTCGAGCCGTGCCTGGGCCGCTTCACCGGCTTCGATCAATGTGTCCTGTGTGACCTCACCGGTTTGCCTAAAGGCGTTAGCGGCCGTTCCGATAAACTCGCGGAGGATCTCCGATTGCGCGGCCTTGTTCATCATTTTAAAGCCGGCCCCGAAAACAGGTAACGACTCCAGCGCACCAAATGCGCTGATGACTCCACCAACCGCCATGTCCGTACCGCTACCGGTTTCCATGCCTTCGCGAAATTGCTGGGCACCTTCTTGCATCGTTAGCGGGGCCGCTGTAATTGGCAGTAGATCCGCCACGCCTATACCTAGTGCGGTCGCTGACAGTTCGCCGGCACTGCCGATCAGTTGTTCTGAAAACCGACGTGCCTGGAACTTATCCATGCCAAACTGTTCTTGGAGAAAGTCCATCGTGCCGACGCGCAGATCGTCGCGCATGGTCGGCTCCACAGCCGTGGCACTAGGGCGCGTATCCAGTTGCTCGTCCAGGCCGCCGCCAGCCGTGATTATTCCCGGCAAGCCAAACTGGTCTGGCTGGTCTTCACTCAACTCCAGTGGTTGTTGCTCCGGATAGACGTAACCCTGGGCTCCCATGCGAACGTGATCAAACTGACCCATTTCGCGGTTCTCCTGGCGCTCGACCATGAAGTTGGATATCGCGTCCCAGCTAGGCATCAGTCTGCCTCCAGGTCGCTCAGTTTGCGTTGAATGTCCTCAATATGTCTTATGGTTTTAAGCGCACCACTTATCTTGCGCCCATCGCCAAGGTAAGTTCCGTCAATGTTTTTTTGATAGCGCGGATTGCGACCAAGCCCAGCGTAACCAGTTACAGATTCAACAGTTCCAGGCACAGTGCTTTCCAATAACCGGCGCAGACCTTGTGGGGTCCGCTCAAAACGGGCCCCTCCAGCGTTTGCTTTGTCTAAAATCTTGTATGCGTTCTCGACCTTCTTTTGTTGTTCGCCTAATTCTTTATTCAATATTTCAGTGCGGATTGTTTTCACGGCCTCTTCGGCTACGGCGTTGGCATCAAAATAATCGTCGCTCGTAATCTCTGCGCCACGCCGAATCTTATCTTGCAACTTGCGCTCAAATTGCAGTTTGCTTTTTTCAACAATGTCTTGCACTTGATTATAGCGCCGACGCAATTTCGCGGCCTTTGTGCCGTCCAAGTCCGGACTGCCGCTAAAATCGACGTCGGCAAATAGCGGATCATTTTTGACCGTAATCAATGCTTCTTTAACATTACTGTCGCGCTGGTTTTCCAGCTTCATCACAAATGCAGCGGTATCGTCTTCGTTCAATTGCGCGTCGTTGATGGCTTTATATGTAAGCGCCCCCATCGATACCATTTTAGTTAGACGTGTTTTATCCTGGATATTGCTTTCCATGCGCGTAATCGGACCACGGTCTACGATTTCTTGCATATCCGTTGTATCGTAACCCAAAGCGTTCAGCGTAAGGATTGCAGCTTCCATGCCTCTTTGTTTTTGCGGCCATGTTTCACCTGTCGTCCGCGCTCTAGCAAATGCTGATGTCTGTTCAAGGATGGCTTGATCACGGTCCTGTTTGCCTCGCGCCGTATCAATCTGGTCGAGCTTGTTTAGTTCGCCGGCCAGGGACGAAATGCTTTTAAAAACTGTGTTTCGCGTTTCAACGTCGGTCACGTCCCAAACGTCTTTAATATGCTGGGGCAAGGTCGATTGTTTATTGGAGTTATGTTTTAGAAGTTCCCTGGCGGCTGCCGTTGGGTTCTTCGTAAATGCTTCCGTAGACCGCGCCCAATTCAAAACCACCGCCTCTTGGGCTTTTCTGATCTTAGTATCAAACCGCTTTTCTGCGCGAAGGATATAATCTTCAGTGACGCCGGTAGCCTTTTCCAGGATTGACCGGACGCGAGAGCGTTGCGTCTTCAACGACTCCAACAAAGTCACATTACCAGCCGATTGATGACCGGTGATTACTGCCGGCGCATCATCGATAATGACGTTGGCGCTTTCTTTAGCGACATTGGTTTGCTGCTTAATAGCCTTGGTCATAAACTCCCGGCTAAAGCTGACGACTTGCGAGTTCGCTACCAACCCTAGACTACTGTTAATCTTAGCCGCCGACGTGGGACTGACCGTTGCCATCTGTGCAGAGTATTCCCTGACAACAGTATCCAGCTTTGCCGTAAAGGTTTGCGGGTCCATGTTGGGATCAGCGGCTGCCTCCGCCATGGCTTGAGTCAACGAACGCCGGCCGGCAATCTCGACACGATCCTCAATTACAGACAAGCTGCCGGCATAGGCCGCCTGGTTAAAAATGTTTAGGCTGGAAGCATCGCCGGGAAGGTCAATGACCTCGCCGGTCTGTTGAGCTTTCAACAACTGGTCTTGCGTCGGTGCGGTTGATGCACCGTACAACGTGCCCAAGGTCTTGGCACGTTCACCCGCTACTTTAAACGCTGTCGCTTTAAACGTATCCAGCCGGTTTGCCAGACTATTGTAACCCTGGGCAAGCACCCTGTTCTGAGGATCATCGGTGGGCACACGCACATTTCCGCCGGCTACGGGAGCGACCGATCCTTGCAGCAAACTGGCGCGGTTAAATCTTTGAACCATTAGAGGCCATAGACTCCAGGTCTGACATATGTGCCGTAATAGCTAGGCATAAATGCGGGAGGGATGCCGGCGGCACCTGTGACGGGCGCTGACATCGATGCTGCCGGCGCAGCAAATCCGCCGCCACTACTAAATGCACCCGCGCCAGTAGTTGGCACCGTGGTTGAGGGGATAGCGGTCTGGAAGTAACCGAACGCGCCGGCACCTAGTGACAGGGCGGCTCCCATAATACCCATTTGCTTGGCACTCTTGCCGGCCGCACGGGCACGGGCCGCTTGATAGAGTTGCATCCTCGCCTGACTTTCGCCGGTCAGGAGGGTAATTTTTTCGTTGAGGGAAGCCATGGCAAAGTTGGTGCCACCCACGTCAAGGGCGCGAATATTGAGGCCGAATGGATTGCCGCTGAACGGGTCCATATAACCAGCCCCGGCAGCCGCAGTGATCTGAGCCATCTGGTTTAAATTGACGACTAAACTATCAACTGCTTCTTTTTTACGTTTGAGCGATTCACCCTTGGCATTGAAGCGCGTGTATTCCGCTTGGACTTCCAGACCTTGGGCTTGGCCTTCAAACATAGCTTGCTGGGCTTGGCCCTGCCTGTATTGCATAAAGGCAGAGGCCGTCGCTAAAGCTAATCCAATACCGGCCATCAGTCGGTTGCCACGCTGACGCGATAGTCAAGATTAAGTAAGGTCATAAACATTGGTTGGCTCTGTGTAATTTCAATTTGGCCTTTTAGGTCGAACCCTAGAAACGGCCCCACGCTTTTGGTGCCAGTGAATTTATCGATACCTTGGTCGAGGAAGTCCGCACCCAGTTGGCGCATCGGCACTTCCGATCCGTTGATCTTGATGTTCTGGGTGTTATCCAGGATCAACGATGCCTTAACGATCCGCTTTTTGTTACCGGTGACGGGACCGGATGGCAGCCTAGTCTCGACCGGCATGGTGCGGATCAACGGTGTCGTCTTTGTCGCATCGTCTGCCAGCGTGTCGGTGAAACTTGGGTATTCCAGACCAAGCTCCAGATAGGTGGTTGCTACACGATCAGTTGTAATCTGATTCGACGCCACGGTCTGGTCGGCCAGCATATTATCGTCGGCAATTACTTTGACTGTCTGGTCTTCAAGAAAGGACAAAGACCCGACGGTCGTTGAGGCCGGTAGGTTGCCCCCGCTGGCTGTATATTGAATGGAGCAATCGGTCGTATGGTCGGCGCTAAACGCCTCCACATAATAGACCTCCGTATTGGTGAAGTCGGTTGTCGTCAAACGGGTGGTGTCTGATGACGTGACGGTCAGGTTTTCTTTTCCAATTGCGGCACGGGTTACGGTTACCGTTGCCGTTGACGCACTGGCCGAAAAGGCCGCATTGCCATTGATTGCCGCTGCCAAGTTCGTTGCCGTCTGGTTGTTCGACGTAACGCTTTGCCATTGGTTGGTGCCAGCGGACCCGGCGCTGGTAAATGTGACGGCCACACCGGAAGAAGTCTTCAGAACAATTGTGGAGCCAACGGCAACATTGGCATAGTCCGAAACCACAATCGTGCAAGTTGATTCATTAGGCAGTGTTCTTTTCACCACTGTATAAACAACCGGATCGTCCGCATCCTCGACCTGACAATCCTGGAACAAGCCATCTGTCGTGAACAGACTTGGCGCGACGACATTTTGCGACCGGAGGATGCTGAACGCCGCAATGGACCCATCACCACTATTGGTGATCAGCATTAAATCACCCTCGTCCACATTGGTGCCACGGCGCATCGACATGCGTGTCGGTGTCTGCAACAGATGCGACGACAGCATACTGATGTCGTTGGATACATAAGAGCCTTCAACATCGCTGAACAGAAATTCACGAATAGCTTTGCCGCCACGTTGCACATAGAGCGTCCCGCCCTCAGTCGAAACCGGATGAGCGCCCTGCTTGCTGCCCCTGGTCGTCATGGGTTTAAAGATGAACGAGGTCGGCGTCAGCGGTGATCCATCGTTCTGTGGGCAGATAAACTCTGTGCCGGTTGTGAAGATCTGGAGATCTCGACCACTAAACACACCGACCACCGCATTGACCTGGTTGGTATCGATGGTTGCCGACATACCCTCGTCGTCCAGGGATTGACCGGGGTCGAAGTCAAAGAAGTCACCGACCCGGCTGCCCCAGATCGTGGACGGCCGGCTGTAAGATCCGCCAATGATCAGACGGCCCTCATGGAAAGTTGCCGTGCGCGGCCAGTTCCTGGTCGATGACCATTCATCTTCGTATCCAGCTTCCAGAACCCAATTACCCGAACTGATGGCATCTGTGTTATGGAACGGCACATCTGTGATTGCTCTGGCAACGGTCGAACTGTCCACTGTGGTAATACGGGCCCGACCGAAATTCTCTGAGTTTTCGACGTACTGGCCGACGTGAGAATCAATGGTGAAGGTCGTATCGCTTGCCGGTTGCGTGGTCCACGCTACGGATACGGTTGCCACTTTGGATGAACCATCGTAATCGGAGATCGCTCTGGTCTGACCGGAGCCTGTGCCGCCGGTGGTCCGAATAATAGACCCGTTGAAAATATCGTTGGTACTAGACGCGCCACTGTCGAGCGTGATTGTGTCGGACCCGCCGGCCTGGGCTGTATTGGATCGACCGCTATGCCATGTAGCCGCACCGCAAGTCAGCTTGATGTTACCGCTAACGCTATCAGGCGTCAGCGTTGTGCCGGGGCTGGTTTCTGTAAGCGTAAAGGCAAAGCGCGGTACGTTTTCAAACGCAATGTCGCTGATCGTCCAGGTGGCGTCTGTAGCTCCCCTGACAATCTTGACCGGCGTCATGGTTTCTTCAAACAGCAATAACGTGTCGGCAGATTGCGTGTACCAAAGATTTGACAACCGTGCGGAGGTCAGGCCATCGGTTACACCGCTGACACTGGAAGATACATCCAGATAGTCATTGCCGCTGCCATTGATGTTGGTGACCTGTGTGCCGTTCTTGAACACCATCATACGGGTGCCACTAAATAGCAGCATATAGACCTGGGTGGTGGAAAAGCTGAACGGCACCAACCGGACGCCGCTTTGTGGTGCAGCGGCCGACGGCACCGTGTAGATGTACTTTAGACCGGGCCGGCGCTCGACCGATCCGTGCGGCTTGCAAATAACATTTCTCGCCCGTTCCAAAGCGCTTTCATATTGCTGAAGGTCGATGCGTCCGCGCAGTTCCGGATTGATCTCACCGACACTGAAATTGGTTTGGACTTTGATGACCCTGGGCATGACTAACTCAATGTCAGTCTGGAGTCGATCAACGGATAATCACCAATAAATGTGGTGCCGCTGCCCATCCCATCGATAGCCGCCGCTTGGCGGAAGTATCCGCCTCGTCCACCCTCGACCGGATTACCAAAAGCCAGCCGTTCATAATGCTGCGCCTTAGACAGTTGGTCTGTAACCGGTTCCGCTATGTGCATTGCAACAGCGTATTTAAGCAACTGCACAAAATAGCTGGGCATCTCCGCCTCCAGCGGTCGCGCTTGGTAATCAATGGTGATTGTCGTGGAGTCCGTTAGAACGGCACCCTCGTAAATCTCCCAACCACTCGTAATCGGTGCCGCGCCAACGGCAGATGAATTAAACACTGCCCGTGGAATCTTGGTAATAGCGTCGGCCGGCAAAGGATAGGCATAAGTCCATTCATTGACCGGTGCGGTACTGGACTGAGCGAGATCGACTTTCACGATAGAGAAGGACCAGGGATACATGGTGATGCACATATCTCTGATGTCGGGATAAAGTTCCGCGCAGATGTTTGCCTGGACGGTGCCGTCGGCAAACGAGGAAATCGTATTCTCCCCCAAGAGGGTCAGGGCATGACTGCAAATGGTAACGTCGGTGTCGTTGACTGCCACTGACCTACTCCAGAAAGATGACCGGCGGGGTTAGGAGGACCCCCGCCGATCTGTGTGACCCACTCAGTCGGAGTCGGTTTCTGCAACGGCGGTGCCGTCGCTGATGTCCACCACTCCGGAAGCGTTGGAGAGGACGCTCACGATGTGGAGGGTTGGAGTGTTTGAGTCCACGATGAACATGATGTCACGCACATTTAACAACGTCGATGCGCTGTTAAAATAACCCGCCGTGTTCACCGTAGCGATTGCATCGGTTGAGGTGTAGGTCCAGACCTGGGGTGCAGATCCAGCCTTTCCCCCTCCACCAATGAGGTTCAGCCCGTCTTTAGAATAAGCCATTGTGTGTCTCCTTACTCTCTGGCCGTTATCGAAACGATGCCGGTGGCATCGATTGCGATTGCGCCGGCCGATAAGACACAGTTGGTCAACCAGGACATCCGCTCCGGAACGTAATTGATTTCCGTTTTCGGGGAGATGCCTTCGGCGTAACCGACGGAGTCTTTGTGCCATGCAAAACAAGTCCGGTCGGAACTGCCATCAATGGCAAGGCCACCCTCATCCATGTCACCGATCATATGCAGAGCGAAACCAAGGAAGTTGTCGATCCGCCCATCGGTCATGGCTTTGTGGAGGACATAGTCCTGAGATGCCGCTTTTTCTTCAGCAAGCAATGCGGCAAGACCGTCGGCGCTGATTGCCATATGACGATCCGTTGAAGGGACCCCCTTCGCATTGAGGAGTCGGGCCGCTTCAAGAACTTTAGCCACATTAATATTCGTATTCGATCCGCCAATGGAATTGGCTACCGTCAACGAAGTGGATGATGCCGCCAGGGCGTCCAAGACAATTTGGTCGGCTCTGCGACCAATAGCTTTGCCTAGCGTCTGTGTCAGTTCTTGACGCTCGTCAAAGTTGACTTTGGCGTTGTCAAACATCGACGTGTACTCAGGTGCCGCATAATCGGTCAAAGTAGCCGTGGCGTTTGAGTGGGTGACGTTTAATGCCGATACTTCGGATTGCGGTACGACCACCTGGGCCTGTGCGCTTGCGAGTTTCGGGAACTGGACTGTACTGGATTGAACACCAGTGCGAGTCCGGATCGTGCCGGCCAGCTTCCGCTCACTTTGGTATATGTGGTGAACTTCGGCCTCGAACCGTTTCACGAACTGTTGTGAAAGTGTTTGTGCCATTTTGAGAACCATGCCCTCATTTGTTGAGTGAATTTAGTGCTGAACAGGTAGGACTAAATTTTAGTCGGCTGTTATCAAAACCGACCGGCCTCAACAGAGGGTAGGGTCAAAATTGTTTTAGACACAAAGCGTAGCGAGTGTCAAGTGGCTTGCGACAATATATAGCGTTGAGACACTAGTCCGGATAGACGGCCGCAAACGCTTCGGTCACTTTTCGACGGTATGCACTGTCCGTATTATACCGGGGATCTGCCACCATCTCGCGCAATTCACCTTCCGTCGGCATCGCTTCCGCATCGGGCGTGACGTGGACCGGAATGTCTTTTTCGCCATAGTAATTGCGAAGCCGGTTGAGTGCGCGGATGCCGTTGGCCGTGCCACCGAATACCTTGAACTCTTCAAAGTCCTCGCCGGTCCAGGCACCCTGGCGCACCAGACCCTCCGCCCACTTGACCAAACCGTTGGTGATCGCTTCCGCATTGGGTCCCAGCTTCGCCATCTCCGCATCCATGTCGAACTTTTCTTCGGGTGCTTCTTGAGCCTCTGGCATGGTATCCAGGACCAAGCCGACGATAGATTCAAAATCGTCCTGGGTTAGGCCACGGTCTGACGCCATCGTTTTAAACTTAGCCATCAATTCATCATCTTCAGCAATTTTGTCACCGACAAATTTCAAATCGTAGTTTCCGTCTTCAGGGGCATCGTGCTTCCCGCCGCGCAATTTTTTGTAGAGTTCTTGCTGAGACTTTGCCAATCCCTCGTAGTCGGCACCTTTGTCGTCATCCCAAAACCGCTCTGGCAACCATTCGGGCCGTTCACCGCTGGCGGCTTTATCCAGGTGGTCAAGCTCTTCCTCCTCGACCTCCGGTTCCGGTTCCTCAATCTTGGCGTTATCCAGCAACCCGGTTGCCGGTTCTTCCTGTGCTTGCACTTCTTCAGCCATCTTGCGCTCTCTCCGATCTCAATAGAATTTCTCTGATCAATGTATTTTGACCTTCACGGAAAAACCCATAGTCCGTTGTGTAACCAGGTGCCCAGGTTGGTTGGTGCAGAAACGCTCCGCATAACCAATCGAGCATCCGCTTGCCGTCGTCGGTTTGGGATATCCGCGCTATGCTTCTGTCCAGTTCCGTCTGGAACTGTTCCGACTCCGCCGGCGGCAACGGGCTTTCCGCATTGACGCCCTCCCAGCCGGGAGTCGTCATGTCAATAATATCCGCCATCACTTTTTCTTTTTTTTCTTCGGAAACCCAGCTTTCATGTTGGCATACGCCTTTGGGCTTATCGTTGATTTGCTTTTTGGCCGGCTGGTGCCGGCAGCGCGGCGCTTGTTGATGTTGGCATACAGCCCTGGTTTTTTTGCCATTACTTTTTGCCTCGCTTTGGCTTCGCCATTTTCATTGGCTTGCCTGATTTGGCGCTGGCTTTCTTTGCCGCCGCCATGCCTTTCTTTCCATATCCGTATGTCTTCCCACCAACTTTTGGCATCTAAGCCTCCTTCGATAGCTTGTAAGATTTTAGAAGATTGCGACCTTTACGAACGGCAGACGCTTTGTCACCTCGATGACCCCATGCCTCCAGTGACAATTTTAGCCGTGTCTTCTTCCCGTCTTTCATCAACGGGCCCTTGCCCGAACCCATGCGAACCAAGAACGAACCCTTGCGGCGTTTCTGTTGCGGTGTCTTCGCCGCCTTCTTCACCGGCGCTTTCAACGTGCCCCCGGTCTGCGCCTTATAACTGGCACGGCCTTTGGCGTTTAAGCCGCCTTTGGGGTTCTGCCCAGCTTTGCGCGTCCAGGCGGGGCTCTTCATTGTGGCGGGGCCTCTGGCGGCATTTGCTGTTGCGCTTGCAGCATCTGACCGATTTGCTGTTCCAGTTCCTGACGTTCCTCATCGGACGTGCGGAGGTCAATCGGAACGCCCAGCTTGTCGGCCACAAAGTCAGCGATAGCATCTTGTTTCACCGTTGATTGCGCGACCGGGCCCAGGCTGGAGGAGATCTGCGCCCACTGCATTACGTCCTGGATGTCGTCCAGGTTCTGCGCTTTCGCCAATGGCGAAACGGGAATGACCCTGACCTCCAGGCCGTTTATGCGGAGCGGTAGATTGATCAAGCCACGGTCGTCCATGATCTGCATGGAACGCCGCACCAAAGGCACCATCGTTTCGGTAATGAGCCGGCCGAACGCTGAACCCATGTTGGTTGCCAGCAAACGCATCCGCTCCACGATTTCTGTAGCGGATCTGGCCGACATGTTATCGGGCGGCAGACTGTCATCCAGGAGCGTTTGCTTGATCGCCATGCGGAGATCCTGGAGGACAATCTGTGTCAGTTGCAGATCACTGGCACGGGGCAGCGGTTGCAGGGACGGGCCACGGGCACCGCCGTTGGATGCCACCGGAATGATGGCACCGGGCACCACCCGTATCGATTGCGGGTTGAGGACGCCGTCATCAACGGCCGTATAGACGCCACTAATGTTTAGGCTGGCGTTCTTCAACAGAAGTTCGACGGCCTTGTTCAGCGTCAGAATGTCACCAAGCGCAGAGATGACCGGACCACGTCCCATGACCTCGCCGGCAATCTTAGTATATCGAGAGACCACCCACGGAGAGATTTTCAACCGGCGATAGACCAGCATCGTTTCGGCGTCGTCTTCGCCTTTGTAGCAAACATAGTAGCCATAGCCGCCGTCGTTCACGTCGAGGATCGTGCTTTCCTGGAGGTTGACCATCTCCTGGGGTTTGTCTTCGACCAGCTTCTGGAGGATTTCGGGCAGTTCCGCATCGTCCCAGATCTGGGTAATGTTTTCAGCCGCTACCCGCATTTTCCGATAGACGTTCTCGACGGTGCCCTGAGGCCCCTCCTCCATAGCGACCAGTGCCTGGGGGATGGCCTGGAAGCGGATGGGCTGAAGATCGTCACCGGGTTGGATCAGCATGACGCCGGTGCCGATAGAGAGGTCTAAGAGAAATTCACCCATCGCCAGGTCGAAGTTGGTCTGGCGAAGTATCGAGAAGAACTTGTTGGTGTAATTTTGCAGTCCCTCACGGACCTCGTTCCTGGCTTCCTCCGGAATTTCCGTTCCAGGATGTAGACTCATCCAGTCCTTGTCGGGCGGGAACAATCCCGACTGGATGCGGTTTGCAAATCGTTGCACACCATGCACGGCGGTGCTGTCAAAGACCTGGAGGTTCTTGACCCGACCAGGGACGCCGCCCTCATAGTAACCGTCATAGAGGTTTCTCTGGGGCAGGGCGTATTGGTAACAAGTCTCGTATAAAGACCGCCAATGATCCTTGCGGGTCCATGCGGCCTTGTATCGTTTGGAAAGATGTTCCGGACTGAGCTTCACGGGTTGGCCTCCAACTGGGCGCGACGGCGGGTTATCGTATTCACATGGACGCCGAACAATTCGGCTGCCTCGTCCTTGTCCCAATCCATCGTAAACCGGATGTCGGCGTCACTGACTTTCTTCTCAAACCGGGAACGCCAACGGACCAGCCGCATCAGACGCCGGGACCAAATGAAGAAAAATATTTTCATCTATTGGTTCCGGATTGGCTCCTCGAATATCCGGATGGGCCCAAGGTTGTTTGCGACGGCACACCCAAAAACGGATTGTCACGCTGCGCTAATAACATTCGAGTACCGCCGGTGCGCCGTGCCCGTTTCCGCGCTGAGATCTCGCGCTGGCTTTGTGCTTCCCGCGCTTCCAGCCGCGCTTCCTGTTCGCGCTGCGCCCTCAACATCTCCGGATCAGGTCCGGGAGGTGGAGGTGGAGGTTTAGGTGCCGAAAAAATGCCGCCCATTATGTCCTCGCCATCATGTGAAAATCTTTGCCGTCAGGGCCGAACTTTCGCAAAACCCCTTCCTCTCGAAAGTAGAGAACTTTCGCCCATTTGAGAGCCAGAAAATTGTCCGAATGGACAGTGATCTGAAGGCGAACAAGCTGTAACTCTGACATAAAACTGTCTAAAACCAGCTTGGTGACACGGTGAAACGGCCGCGCATGGTCCGGTAAACTGACATCGGTAATCAACCAACATTCGGCCACGCCATCCCAAAGCGGTATGCAACCGAACATGCAAATTACCTGACCTTTGTGGCAGCCCATGAAGGCGGGGCCCATCGACGCATAGCCAGCCAGGATGCCGGGAAAGTTGGGTATGGTGTCAAAGAACGTGGCGTCGGTGCCCCGTGGAGTTAGCATCGGCACCAGGGCCGGCTCAAAGTCGATCAGCTTATAATCCGCTTGCAGTTTGGCCGCCTCGTTAAGAGCGACGATGTCACTGAGCAAAGACATCGAAGTCCGACGACGCCACCGGCATACGAGAAAACGCCATCGGCCGTTTGGTCATGCGCTTGTGTTCACCCTGGAGAACCAGATAGCCGTATGCGTCACCAACGTGGCTATGCTCGTTCTTTGTCGGAACGTCCCGAAACCGTTCCTGGCCTGATCCCATTGCTACACGGCTGAAGTAATAGCCGCCGGCCAGGGCCTTGCGGGTGCGCTGGCATTTCTTGTCGATCATCAATCCCGGCTTTTTGTCATAGTACCGGATCATCGGTGCGGCCATGGCTTCCCGGCGGGTCTTCCAATCGTTGGTCGCCGCCGGTCTTGCCAAGAGGCCCAGGGTCTTCAAATGGTCGAAGGCCGTGACCTCGAATATCTGATCGCGTTGCTGACCGGCCGGGTCACCCCAGACAATCACCTCCGAATTGGGGAACATAATTTCAATTTCCGACTTCAACTGATTGCCGAACCGCTCCAGGCCCATGTCGAAGGTCACAAGCTCATGCAAGATCCGCCACTGACCGCTGGGATGTTTCTGTCCAAAGACGGCCGCCGGCGTCAGTCCAAAGTCCAAGCCGATCTGAAGCGGCAACGATTTGTCGAACTCCAGGCCGTCGACGGACATGGCTTCGTCGTCATACTCAGGCGTGATGGGCCGGCCTTCCTGGACAAAGGTATATTCGCCTTTGGCATAGCACCTGATCCAATCCAGGTTCTTGCCGCCGACCAGTTGGTCATAGTAGCCGGCTGGCAAGTTGGGCAAGTTCTCCGCGCTGGGATTGGTCATCCACCAGCGACCGGCAGACTGAATGAACCCATTGAACTCCGGTTCGTCCGGTAGCTCTGAAGCGTCAGCTTCCAGGACGCCGCCCGGTTGGCGGAAAAACTTCCAGGCGAATTTACCTTTCGGCGCTTCACCCTTCTCCGAATATTTATAATACCAATGGTCATCATCCATCGGGTTGGTGTCCATCCAAATGCCGCGCCAGCTTGCGCCACCATCGGCCTTGGTCGGGTAGCGGCCGACACGGTGCGACAGTCCCGCCAGGATCGCCGCCGGCAGTTCCCTGGCTTCATTGATCCAGGCCCCGGTCAGTTCCAGCGATAGCAACTTCCGCACGTCCTTCGGCTGGTCGAGGGCCAGAAAGATCACTTCGCAATCGACGCCATGGGCGTCACCTCTCGACGGCAGCTTAATGTGATGGGTGATCGGTGGGGACCAGTGGGCACGGCCCCAGATGTTTTCAGGAAACAATTCCATCCATGTCTTCAGCGTGGTCGTTCGCAACATGGGATAGCTGTTCCGGACAACAGCGAATCGGCTATAGCGAATACCGTCACGGGGAGAGGGTTTCTGTTTGACGGCCCTCAACATAATCTCAGCGGCACAGGCGTAACTCTTCCCACTGCCGACCGGGCCCATCAGGCCACGCACAAAGGAATTATCCTGGAGGAACTTCCAGACATTCGGCGCGGTCTTGAAATCAAGGTTCAGACTTGCTGTCTCGTCCATCCTTCTTCACCTCTACCACTTCGGGTCCGTGCATCGTAATACCCACCACAGAAGGCGCGGCCACGTCCTCTTTCGGCGGCTCCAACAGGCCGGCACTCTTCGCCAGGACACGCAAGACGCTGACCTTGTCATGCAACTCAAGTTCCAGCGTCGGATCACCGTCCTTGCTTTTCGTCACCCTGATTTTCTTAATAGCGGCCGCAACCGAATTGGGAATCTGATCCGACGGTTTGACCTTCACATTGCCCTGGTCATCCCAGGTAATTACATCCGTCAAATTCGCCCTGGCGATATCGATCAGGGTCTGGGCGATACCCTCCTTGTTGTGGGCAATCACCTCCGACCGGCCCTTTAGACGGTCCTCCAATCTCTTCACGCCGCCGAAACGACCGGTCGGGTTGGGTGATCCACTCATGCCGCTTGCCTCTTCCCGCACTTACAAACGGCGTTGCAAAAACATCGGTTACCAATCAGACGATCAAACTCCTCATTCGCCCTCATTGGATTGGCAATGCCGCCTTTAGGCACCAGGTCGAGGTTCTTCCGGAACTGTTCCTGGCCCTTCCGACGTGCCTCATCTGTAATATTCATCAAAACGGAATATCGTCATCCAGGGGCGCATGTGGGTCCGGATTTCGCCGGGGTTGCTGGCTGTCATCCTTGTACGGTTCCGCCATCATCACGTCACAACTCAACGTGCCGTCGTCACGCATCTGTGCCATGGGCAAGGCGTCAAACGTCAAATTGAAACCGTCCTTACCGGATCGCCACGGCCACGCCGACCCGATCTTGCTACTGTACGACTTTCCATCTTTGCCCTTGCGGACCACCTTCAAATCATATCTTTCAGCCATCGCTCAATTCTCCTTTCAGTCTCTCCAGGTACAAAATTCCGTCCATCAACTCCTCCTGGGCGTTCTCAATCCAATGCAACGCCGGTTGATCATTCGCCTCCATCGATACGCCAAAGCGCGCCATCCCAACCGCTGAACGTTCGACAAAACGCTGGATCACACGATTGACTACAGGGTCAGAGGTTCGACATAAAACTCCGTTATCCTTGCCAGTTGCTAATATCATTCGGACCCTCATTGCATCGTATTCGTTCAAATATTTGCGTTCAGAATTTACAAAGTGATGAAAATAACCGGCGTTCTTGCCCAACATTAACGATAGTTTGCGAAGCGAAATCCGCTTCTCGCCCACTGCCAACATTATGGCGCATCGCAAATCATCCATGACGGGCAGCCTCACTGGCCTTGGCAATGATGTCACCAATGGGCACCGCCTTACGGTCGGGGTCTTTTCGCGCATAGCCGGCCGATACATGCCGCTCTGTCGCCACATACAGGCCAATAAAGTGCGCGGCCAGGGCAACGGCCATGTCTAAACGCTTGGCCTCTGGGAGGGCAGATAGGGCGGTGGTGATGGCAGATGCGAAATTCATGAAAAAACTCCGAAATATTTTTGTGATGTCCCCCCTACGCACCGGGCAGGGTAGGGGGGGGAAGGGTCGCTTTTCGTGGCCGGCGGCGTTTTTATTTTTCCCCTGCGCCATGGGCGTCACACAGGCAACCGAACGTATAGCCATGTGACACACCGGTCAATTCAAAAGGAAACCAAGGTGAGGTGGCGTTGACCTCCGTTGCTTGCGGCACTCAGCCAGTACAGCTTCCGCCCTGGTGATCACCTGTTCCTTACTCAGGCCACGATCGGTCACGCACTGCAATGCAAGCTCCACGGCCCTGGGGTTCACCAGCCTCAGTTCGCCGGTCGCGTCCTCCGCCGCCCTCGCATACCATCTTGCCACCACAAGAGCCAAAGCTAGTTCCTCCTCCTCACTCTGTGATGTCTGGTTACCGGTATCGCTCTCAGCCACCTCATCCACTGTCGGCAGATCCTCCTCAATTATTGGCGCTGGATCTTCATTGTTCATGCCATCGATAAGCTCTTCCTGATCCAACCTATCGTCATAGATGATCCGCCATACCGTTCCCATGACGTGCCGCCATTTTGGATGGCTCCTATACGTGCTGACTTTTTCGATATACCCCAGCTTCTCCGCCCTACTTAATGCCCTGGTGACGTTTGGCCGGTCTGTCCCTGCCAGTTCTGCAATGGTTGCGGCATTAGGCCAAGTGAAGCCCTGGTTGTTCGCATAAGCGCAAAGGATGGTCAGGATATGGTAATCACCAAAGTTCAGACCTTTGCCCTTGTTGCGCTTCCCTGGCCTTTTAACATCCCATGTCGCTCTCGTCGGCACTCGACCGAAAAAGCTAGGCGGAGCGTTGTTGGATTTCCCGAACGATGGCACGTCTTCCTTGCTCATCTCGCTTCCTCTCAATCGCTTTCAACATTTGCACCCTGTGCTGACAACGGAACTCGACATCGTC